GTTAATCAAATTAAAGATTGCCATGTCGTGTTTAGTTGTCATCATTTGCTCCATTACCATTCGTCGGGTTTCTTCTGATAGTTCGCCTTGATTCCATGCAACACCTTCGCTCATTTCACACTCCATGGCCCCCAGCCGAACCCGTAGCGCTCGACTCCGTAGTTGTATATTTCTAATCCAGCGAGCAAGTTAGTCTCGGCGTGTAACAGATCTTTTACCTGTGTAATGATGCCTTTGCCTTGTAGCCATTTTGTCCATGACCGACCGTTGATCTGCAACAGACCCCAGTCTTGTGATTTGTCACGGTTAAGTGTTTTGTTGTGGGCGTTTGGTCGGCAACCGCTTTCGCGTGCCATCACAGATTCGAGGACGGTGCGCTGATCGGCAGGCCAGCCGAGGTTTATGGCAAGTGCGCTGAATTGCTCACAAGCCGACGTGTACGGGTCAATGTAAACCGTAGAGCTGGTAGTCGTGGTTGGCTCAATCAGGTACGGCTGGACGCTTATAGGCGCTAACGGCATGATGCTAGAGAGGTCGCTAGACGCGCTGGGAGCCCCTGTGAGCGCCGTAACGCCAAAGACCGTACAAAGCACTAGCCCTATGATTTTTTCCGCTAAATAGTTCATTTTTTCTCCAAAGGTATGGGCACGCCCCACGATGAGGCTGCCGATCTGAATGCAATTTGTCCCATTAGGAACTTGCCCGATTCTGGGTTAGTAAAGATCTGAACCAAGATTTCTTGGCCGTTGTCCATCACTCCTGTATAGACGCTGTAATCAAAGATCTGTGGGTCAGTCATTGCCTGTCCTTTTGTCGGTACTCCGACCCTAGAACATAGATCAAGCCTTGGGTGGGATTTCCCCAAAGACCTTTAAGAATGCGGCTTTAACGAAGATCACCGAGTCCGCGGCCTGTGGTGAAATCTCAAAGTGAAACCAGTCTCCGCCAGGTGCTCCGCTGACTGTTGGCTTGGTGTATTTGCTCCATGCTTGACGATCGCAACGCCATGCGCGACCGTGCGGTGCAGGGAAATAATCAATCACCATCTGGATGCCTAATTCGTTGGCGTTTGCGCACAACTTTTCTACAAACGGCAAAGCAGATTTGCGTGACGCTTGTGGCTTTTGCGCGCTTCCTCGATACGACATGTCCACCGCGCGACCTGTTGCATGCACCGACAAAGACCCTGGCTTTCCTTTCATGTCCCTACGCCCGTAAGCGCCGTTATTCCAGACCGCGCCGCCAGAATGATGGATCAACTGTTTAATAAACTCGTTCATGCCGGCACGTGGGCCTGCTGCTGGGCCGTCAGCGTTGCCGATGTAATCCCTAGCGTTAGGGACGCCAGCCTTAGCCTTTGCTACTGCCACGACCAAACTTCATGTCTTTAGGGTTGAAATACCGCAACGCTGTTGGACAGACCGCGCCGATTGCAGCTGCTAACAATGCGCCTGGGTCGGTGTTGCCTGTTACTGCGAGCGCAACGACCGCGGCGAGCATCGAACGACCGTACGAGGCAAGTAGGGCTTTGTCTTTAGGCTTCAACATCTTTGGCTCCTTCTTTTGCTTTTGACTTTAGTCCGTTTGAGGCAACTAAGCCTGACAACGTGCCGGTCATAAACACGGTCAAGGTTGACAGCAGGTCTATAAATGCAGAATCGTTAGGGCTTTGGTGGCCTATTGGCTGGGTCACGAACATAAGCGCATAAACAAAGCCAAGCACGGTAATTGCAAACACGCTGGCAAGAATGATGCCGACAACAACGATTAGTCGAGCGTGTAACTCTTCGGGTTTAAGGCGTGGTCTCATAAATCAAATCCCTTGTACACGTTCCAGATGGATTGCAGATCGGTGGTTCGCATTCAGGCTTTTCCCAATTTGTTGGGTCTTGGCACGGGTAGCGATATGAGCCGTCATAACCGCAACTAGATACCGCCCACGCAACCACTACAACTAGTAGCGCGTAACCGATCAACGGTCGCCATCGCATTACGACAGTAAAGCGGCTACTTCGTCGGCAGTAAGTCCAAGTTTGGCGAGTGTGGCAACTTTAAGATTTGCTTTGTCGGCGTCGGCTTGCGCTTGTGCTTCGGCGTCTGCAATTTGTGCTTCAATTGCTGCGGTTTCGTTTTTTGTTGCTTCACGCACAAGATCGTCTATTTGAACTAGGTAGGTCATGTTTAAGCCTTAACTGTTTGAGTATCCGAATACGCGAATAGTTCCACCGGTCATTGTTGCGCCGCCTGCCGCTGCAATTGTAAACGCGGTATAACTTGTTGCTACTGCATGATGACCGCCAGAGACACCAGAAAACAAATAACCGTTGTTTGTTCCAGACCAGTTTGTGTATGCGCTCAACTGTGGGCTGAATACGTTTATTGCAAAGTTTTGTGCTTTGTTTACGTCCGTTACGCCAACGTATGCGCTTGCAGCGTTATTTCTGTTTAGGTTTGTTACAGCGCCTGTGTCATAACGGCTAATCAACAAGTTTGAATTGTAACTTGCGGTTGAAGCACCTAAAACAAACGTGATTGCTTGATCTTGTGCTGACCATGTCGAATTAGACATGGTAATTAAATAGTTTTCAAACGTGCCGTTAAACGCGCCAGATACTGTCACCGTAGAAACGCCTGTGCCTATGGTTTGAGCGATCACAAGCGATAACGGGCTTGTCAAAGTTACCCATGTTGAACCGTTGTAATACTGTGTTGCATCGTTTGCTTCAATGTAAGCAAATTGGCCCTCGGCAAGTGTCTTTTCGCCTGTTCCACCGAAAGCCGCGTCACGGGTTGTTGTCGTAGCAAATACAGGAATACCCGTGTTCACTTCGGTCATTTGTGCAGCCGTTAGTACCTGACCTGCGGTAAATGCTGGAACTGATGTTTGTGCGTTAACTCCCATAAGTGCTCCTTATCCTAAGACATTCTCTGCGTCGAGTGTGCCATACACGGCGTCGTCCAATATCAACTCAAACACGATCGTTGTTGGCGCGGTGCTGTAAAGGACGCTGTGGCCTGTGCTGAAATCCAGTCGATGCTCGATGCCCTCAACTGACAGCTCTTGAGCCAACTGGGTTGTGCCAGTACCGCTTGCAAACGTCTTTTCTACGCTGATTGTGTCACCAATGTCTACGGTTGCCAGGGTGTCTTTTTGGGCTGTGGTCAGCATCAGAAACTTGGTTGCCACGGACGTGTAGCGCGGTTCGGGCTCTGGGTTTAGCAGATAGTCGGCAGCGTCATCAATGCTTGTTTGTTCATGTAGCAGGCTGTTTGTGATGCTTGTGGTCTGAATGAAATAGGTTGCGATAGACCCTGTATCGGTGGCGGTAGCGGTCTTACCGTCTAACCCCGTTACGACCGCGCGGTTGATAACCGAGTCAGCCTCAAACGAAATGCCTACCCCGTCATACTTAAAGTTGGTTCCGTCATCATGGAACGCTGCGATAGGCGCGCTTAACGTGTTGCCAATGCGGTTTTGGAAAGTGAACACGCCAGCCCTTGACATAAACACACGCCCAAACTCGGCGGTCTCGTTTATTTGGGTGATGTATTGCAACACGTTTGTTCCTGCCGGCACGGTGTAGTCGCTGTCGTGGCCTAGATTGACGGTGCCTGTGGCGATGCTTCGAGCGCCTGCTGGGAAGTCAACTTCTGGTAGGTCTAGGACTGTTTCTATGCGTTCGCCTGATGTCTCTGGCGTTACGTTTAACTCGTCTAGAAATGTTTGTGCGAGTAGGTAGAACTGGTCAGCGCAATACACGGTGACGCTGTCAAGACCGCCAAGCGCAAAGTTGTAGTCATAATTGATAACGAAACCAGAAAAAATTGACTCAGGCACATCGGTTGAGCTGTAACGGATAAGTCGGACTTCGCGCAATGGGGCAAGCCCAGGCTTTGCTTGTGGGGTGTCGTAGTACGGACTGTTTTGGTCAAACGGGTTAAATATGCCGTCCACGTCTTGAATCGTAAATGTCATTGTGCCGGCGCTGAACTGATCGCCCACATCACGGCGACCGCGGCGCACGTTAATGCTAATAGTTGAATCCATGACGTCAACAAACTCGGTTGTGCCGTCAAGAACATACTCGGTGTTATCAAGCACGCCTTTAAGCGCATCGTCAAGAATAAACGCGTCAACCTGAAAACCTGTAGCAATCTTTAGGTCATAGTTACCTGAATTGACTACGGCTGTGCCTGGCATTACGCCACCTGTAACTGCAACGGCCCAGCGCTACGCGAATAAGCGCGCAAAGCGTTAACGACCGACTCACCTATCTCGGCGCTAGTAGCAAGACCGCCTGTGACGTTAATGGTCACTCCCCCGCCATTGTTTAGACGGTCTAATGGCACTACGGCTTCTGGGCCTGCTTCGCCAATCAGAGCAAGAGTAGGGGAGCTGACAATTCCACCTTCGGCCATTCGAGGGATGCTTGCGCGACCTGGTGCTGGGCGTGTTGGCTCGGTACCGCCAGGAATGAGGTTTGACAAGTTTGGCAGTCCTTCAAGAATGTTTGCCACGTTGCCAACAATTGGCATGGCTAGTCCGCCAAGGATTCGTGCTGCAAGACCACCAATGCTGTTGATTCGCTCAGCTGCATCTACAAGTTTGTTGAACGCAACAGCCAATCCGATTACTGCGCCGGTTGCCAAAATAAAAGGGTTGGTTGCTAAAGCAATGTTCAACGCAACTACGGCGGCTGCAATTGCTCCGATCGTAATTGCGATTCGAGTAAACACTTCTGGGTTATTTTGTGCCCAATCCGCAAACTTTTGCATGTAGGGCAAAACTTCTTCCAGCACAGGCAAAAACGCAGCGCCAATTCCTTCTTTAGTTTCGGCAATTGAGTTCTTAAAGATCGCCATTTTTCCTGCAGCGGTTTCAGCGTTCTTTGCTACCGCGCCACCAAAAGTTCCACCTAGAACATCCATGACTTGCTCAAGGGTTGCGCCTTCTTTAATCATTGTTGCCATTTCTGGGCTCAATGATCGCAGCGCCTTAAAGTTGCCCTGGTACGCCTTTGCCAATGCGTCAGCAACGGTGGTGCTGTCCGCTTGTAGGGCTGTGCTGATGTCCATGACAAGGTTCATATCTTTCATGGCCAAGTCAACGTCTTTGGTACCGCGCACAAGTGCTTCAAGTGACTTGCGATATTCGGTATCAGCAATGCCAGACGCTCGAGACATTGCGCTGATCTGTTCTTCAATTTGAGCGGTTTGTGCGGCGCCTGCGCCAGTCACATTTTGCAAAGTAAGCGCTAAAGCGGCTTGCTCTTGCTGGTCTTCCATGGCGGCCTGAGTCGCATCACCTATTGCAACGGCTAAACCAGTCAGCGCGGCAGCTGCCGGTACTGCAGCCTTTTTGATTGCAAACTGGGCTTTTTCGCTTGTTGTTTCAAGTTGCTGAAACTGTTTGATTGCTTTCTTAATGCCCTTGCCGTCAAATTCGGAGATGATAGGGAGTACTACAGCCATTACATCAGCTCCTTAGAAGTCTTGTCCATAACGCGCTTCACTAGGTCGGTCATGCGTTGATTGACGTCGTCCTTGTTGCGCTCCCATGCTTTCCACATTACTCGGGATGGTTGACCAAACTTGGCGTTAAGACGTGAGCCCATTATGCCGTTAGTCAAAAAGTCGAACAATCCAGCGTCTGGGTTTAGCCACTTAACCACAAAGGTTGCAAGGTTCACATTTTGCCCTGCGTATTCTTTGACCTTTTTGGTGTTAATCATTGCTTTAACCTGGTTGTTGTTGCTCCAAGGAAAAATCTCGTATTGCTTAGGCGCCCATTTGCGCGACCAACCGCTTAATGGTTCCTTTAACGGGATTGCTTGATACGCATCGTCAACCACGTTTTGCACAATCATTTTGTAATCGCGTGTAATTTCTCGACGCAAAGATTTGTCAATTTTGTTCAAGGTTTTTAGGGCGTCCTTAATTCCGACTACTTGTACCGTTGTTTCAATGCCGCGCCCTTGCTCTACATAACCTCTGTATGGCATGACTACCTTCTTTTTTTGTTTGCCTCGTTAAGCACTTTAATGACGGTTGCTAAGTCTCGTGAGTCAAACGCAATGTCGCTAGGCCACCAACCGACCGCGACCAGTACTTCTGCTAGTTGGCGGCGGTAGGTGCCGCGTCCGTAGGGTTTGGGTCTGTCTCGTCCAGTACCGGCAAGATGTCGATGTCAGGGTTTTTGCTTAACCATTCGCGCCAGTTGTCGCCAACCTGTTCGCCTTTGATCTTTAAGATCGTGTGCATCCAGCAGGCGTAATCCGAGTACAACGGGTTTGCGGAGAGCTGTTGAATGTTGCGACGTTCAAGCCGTTCCCATTCCGTGACCACAAACAGGTTTGTGTAGTAATACTCTGGAGCGCTGTCAGGGGTGCGCTTTAACTGCAACTTGATCTTCATGTGTCTCCTATGTCGGCTTGGAGCCGTTGATTATGCGGTTGTATCTACGCTGTACACGCCACCCTGAAACTCGATATCCCATTGCGACAACTCGCCCAAGGACGCGTTGATTACAGGGATTGATGCAAGGTATGTGTCGGTCAAAATAAAGCCAGGGTTTGTTGCGCCGTCTGCAGCGCTCGTTGGGTTTACTTTGACGGTGCACTTAGTGCCCAACAATGGCGACAATGTCGCATAAGTTTGGCTTGATGCGTAGGATGCGAAGACCGTCAGGGTCAAACTATTTGAGAACAACCCCGCCGTCATGGTGCGGGATGTTTGGCCAAAGGACGTATCTTCGAGCGCTTCCGCGGTGACCGTCAGAGTCGCGCTAACAACATCGTCGGTAATGTCAACGATTGAACCGATTGCGGCGCCGACTTTAACGGTTGGATTCGATAGGTAAGTTGATGCTGGCATGTTTGCTCCTTAAGTTCTGATCTGATAGTAGATGATTTGTGTTCGGTGGTTGTGGATTATGCGGTCTGGGCTTGGATAGCGCATTCGAGGTCGTAGCACGGGTACAACGCGCCACCGATCTCAAGGCTTGACGGACGGCCACCCATGACGATGATTGATGAGCCAAGCACGGTTGCGACAATGCTCAAGATTGAGCGGAGTACCGGCAGACCTGCAGGCCCAGAGCCAATGACCTTGATCGGAAACTCGAGGCGCACAATGTTCCCGTTGCCTGCAAACGTGGTAAAACTCGGTGCATCTAAGTACACGCAATTAGGTGCAAGTTTGGTTGGGTCGTTTACAACACGAAGACCTGACACAGCGGTCAGCGTTGCGGTGACGTCATCAATTGCTTCGTTAAATAGGTCGGTGTACGACATCAGGCAACCGCTGGACGTGGGATGCCAAGCAGCTGCTTGACGATCGGGGTCAGGCTTTGCTGTGGTGCCGAGCCC